ATGTCGAATTTCGTATTTTCGCGACGGGCGATGCAAGCATCCATTAGCCACCTGGCCAGTGTGCTCCACCCCGAGCAAATTCAGTCCATCGTTGACCGACTCAATAAGGTTGATGAGCATCGTTTGCCTGCAATGTGGGAGCTGGTATTTCTGGAAGCTCTTTCCAAAGCTGCCGTATTGAGGCATGAAGTTAAACTTTCGAATGGGCGGCGGCCGGATTTCGAATTGACTATTGAAACCTCTGCGGGCTCTCCGCTTATTGTAATAGGCGATATCACCACAATTTCGGATGTGGCTCTACACGATCAGAATCCGGTGAGAGAATTGAGTGTTGAGCTGAGCAAGGCCGCGCGGAAGGCTGGTCTTGACCCTAGTCACTTTTCTTACGACGTTCGTGGAGGGCGGTTGGGTAAGTTCAGAGACGGCAAGATGAGTCTTTTTTTGCCGCATAAGAAAAATTTCGCCAATTTTTTTAAAGTTAACTTATATCCTTGGATTTTAGAGCTACCAAAGCTGCCACGCCAGCGGCACAAATTCGAGTACAAGCAGGGCCGAACTCATATAACATTAATTTATCATCCTGATACGCAAACTGGCAGTGGAGGTTACACTAGTTATAGTGTGGCTGCATCGAGAGGAAAAAATCCTCTATACAATGCACTCAAGGGCAAGAAAGATCAGTTAAAAAGTGCCCCTGAAGATGCTATACGGCTGGTCATTGTATGTGATGGAGATTGCTCTTTGCTACGTATGGGTAGTTCATTGCGTACAGGCGAAACATTTACTTCCACACAGGTCGCACAGGATTTTCTAAGATTAAACAGTAGCATAGATATGGTGCTTTTGGTCACGATTGATGAGCAGCGAGCTTTTCTTACGAATAAAGTTACATGCGCGTTGAAGTGCGATTTGGTTACTGCTGGTGCGTACAAAGTTGGGGGCCGCCTTTCGGAGCAGTCGTACAAAACGATTTACGAGATGCTTGATGCTTCTCTGAAAACTATGCGCACACCTTTGAGGGCGGCATATTCAGCGGCTGTATTATGTACGAGATCAGATGTTGGTCCGGATGGAATAGGAGGCTACACATTGCGTGGAGACGATATAACAATTTCATCAAGGGCTCTCCAGAGATTACTGGCGGGAGAAATATCGTCCGAAGAGTTCATTCGACAGCATGGTTGGGATAGTATCGAGAAGCCCAACCCCTTTGGCCGAACATTTAATCTCGGCCAACTTATATCTTCGGCCAAAGTCGTTGATGGCGGCGAGCAGGATGATGATTCGATAACGTTTTCGTTCGGATGGCCCGATCCTGCCGCCTCGCCGTTTAGAGTTGTACCGCCAAAGGTTAACGAATGAGCGATCATTTTGTAGGTTTTACGATTTCGCCCACGCGCCGATAAACCTTCTTGGTCATCTCCTCAGTAGAATGTCCAAGTAGGCGACTTGCATGTGCTAACTCGATCTCGCTGGCGGCTTTCGGTCGTATGTCCTTGAACTGGAACTGGCGAATCAGCACTGCCAGGGCAGAGTCACCTTCGGCGCCGGCTTTGACGGCCGCATTTTCGCGAGCTTCGTCCCAGCGGTTACGGAGCATCTGCTGGCTCATCCGAAGGCCGGATGTGTTGGTGATCAGCCTCGATGTTTTTATGCCGCTGAGCGCACGGCGTTCCTGCAAGTCATTGATAAAGGCACTGAGCGCGGACTGAACACCTTCAATCTCCAGTCGTAGGCGAAGCTTCTTCGCTGTCTTGCCCTGATTAACCATCAGGAATTCATCGTTCAAGTCAGTGGTAGCCACTTTCAACACGTCGGCCGGGCGTTGCCCAGTCAAGTAGGCCAAATCCATAGCATCCTTGAGTTCCTGTACGGCCGCGTCATATACGGCATTCCACACGATATCGCCGGCGTAGTAATCCCGAGGGGTCTCCTTGTTGCGGCGCACACCGAAGCAAGGATTAGCGTTGTTGGTTAGGCCCCATTCGCGCGCAATCGTGAATATGTGTGACAGCAGCGCGATTTCCCGATTGGCCCTGATTTTTGCGGTCCTGGCGTCACGGTACTGCGCAACTACTTGGGGTGTGATCGAATCAATGGGGGCCTTCTCAAACGCTTTCCTGAGCTGCTTGAGTTCCTTCATGTTGTCGGACTGAGTACGCAAGCTCTTGTTAGGAATGATTTCTTTCACGTACCTGTCGAACAAAGAGCCCAGCAGATGGCTGGGCTTTGGTGGCGCTCGCCGTTCCAGCCTGGCCCATTCCACTTTAGCCTGGTCAAGGTCACCGCCCAGGGGAATCTCTTTGCGTTTGCCGTCGGCGTCCCTACCGTTGTAGTAGTACGCGACCCAGGTCTTTCCGCTCTTACGTTTGTGGCTCCGTCGGATCATACGCGGTGGCAGATCCCGGTTTGCTGGTGATTTCTGGCGCATAGATCAGCTCACGTTCGCCAGGTCGAGCGTCCAGGTTTCAGCCGCTGGATTCGACGCGGAGGGTTTGACGCCCGCCAGTTTCATTCGGGCATACACTCGACCAACTATCGGGCGGCGGGCACCGGTCAGAACAAACTCCCATTGGTTGCAGGTTAGCCACTGGATTTGTTTGGATGGGATCTGATAGCCAGTGATGGTTGCCAGCTCTTCGTCGGTCAGGGTTTCGCTTTGGAATTCCATCATCGTGCCTCCGCCGCATAGGTTTTCTCAGTAACGGGCAACGATAGGAGTCCGTCACCCGCCGGCGCTATGCCGGCGTGTAAATCAACTTCGCTGCCCGCCAACATGCCCGCGATCTGGGCGGCAAGGTCGAGTTCGATGTCCGGGGATTTTCGTGATTTTCCGATGATGATATTTGATAGATATTCAGCTATCAGCGCCTTGTCCTGGCACTGTACCGGCACCAGCTCACGCCCATCAGTTGTTGCGTCCGGGTCGTCATCGCCTTGTGGGACTAGTGCCAGAAGCTTTCCGTAAACCTGGGCAACCCATGCCAGGGCAAAATGGTCACCTGCTGTTTCTGCGGAATACGAGCTGCGGTACTTGCCTGAGCGGACTCCGGCGGCGTATTGCTTGCGCGCCAGCTTTAGCTTGGTGAGCAGGGCATCGTAGGCGTATAGGGCAATGTGCTGAGAGGGTGTGACTCCGATGAATGAAGCCCGCTCCACCACTCGATGCTTGGTTTTGCACCAATCTCTAACGCGCAGTGAGGAGCAGTTAAAAACTGCAGCAACAGACGCACTTAGTTGTTGGTCCCATGCTGGTCGTCGCTCGTTGCGCGAAAACTGAGACTCGACTTCCCCGACGTCGCTGAGCTTAACGTCCATCTCGGTCAAGCGGTATTCGCGCATCAGCGCCTGAGCTTGACGAAGGGCAGTAGCCGCTTCGTTTTCATTGGCGCTTTGCGATAGGGCCAAACAGTGCTTGATTTTGCGGATAGCACGTTCAAGTTTCTTCTCGTCAATGTGAACGCTGGTCATGCCGCATCCTCCGCATTGAGTGGCGCAGGGTAGGCCGCTAACCACATCTTCGCGGCGAAGGCGGTGAGCTGGCGGCGTTGTTTGTTTACCCTGGCGACTATGATTTCTGTACCTGGGAATGCCTGCCAGGTTTCCACGGCAAGTCCCAGCGACGTGGTGATCTTCGTCATCAGTTCATGGTCTTCGATGGTGCAAGCTGGCGAGGCGGCATGTTGCTCGCGGGCCAGGTTGACGCCACGATCAAAGCCGCGTGCATAGGCTTTTTTGCTCGCTTTGATCAGGAAGAAAGCGGTCGCAATCCAGCCCAGGAGCAGGCCGGCGACGCTGATGTAAGTTTCGATTTGCATGTGCTGTATGCCTCGTTAGAGCCCGCCGCCGGACAGTTTTGGTGAGAGGACGGCGACGGGGTGTTGCAGGGAGTTAGTTAGAACGTGGCTTCATATAGCGGCACGTTGGTGATGTCGCCTTCGATCTTGGCGCGCACGGCGTTGTAGGCTTCTTCGAGCACCTTGTCAGCGCGCACCAGTTCGTACCACATGACCAGGCGACCTTCCTGAATGCGGTAGCGGAAGCGGGCGGGCACGCAGAAGGTGTCGCCGCCGAGGAACGGCTTGAGCGCAATGAAGAACTCTTCAGGGATGCGCAACTGGCCAGCTTCGCCGGCGCGCCCATCAATCTCTTCGTTGTAGGTCAGTTGCACCTGGCCGTTGTCGAGGCGAGTGCCTTGGCGGAACGTGATGTTCTTCTTGGCTTCCAGGGTGCGGCTGATTTCGAGCATGTCGGCAGCGCTTGGGGTGTTCTCATGCTCCGGGTGGTGGGTAATGTCCTTCACGTTGTCTTCGATGAATTCGGCGAAGGTTGCCTGGTCCATGCGCTTGCGATCCTTTTCCTTCCAGTTGCCCCATTCAACGGTGGTCGGGCAGCGGTACGTCGCCACATGATCGCGCCAGGCGGGTGCGGCCGGATCGTGGTAGTCGATGACTGCCGTGAAAGTCCGGCCTTCGGGGCCGTTGCAAAACACTGCCGTGGCCTGAGTGGAAAAGCGATTCACGTAGCTGATGAACGACTCGGCATCGAGCACGGTGAGCCTCTGCTTGATGCGTGAGGGTGCCGGCAGCAGGTGTTCCAGGCTTTCGATGCTCACCCCGTTCGGTACGAGTGCCAGCGGCGCTGGGATGCCCTCGACCGCGAAGGGCTTGCCGAGGGATTGGGCCAGGGTGACCAGGTGCTGTAGGGCTTGTTGCATTGGATGTGCTCCAGTGGGTGACGATTTGGTGAGAGGTTGGTGGGGCGGGTGTTACTGGCTGACCTGGCGCAAAGCTCCAGGCCCGGGTTCATCCTCGACACTGCGCAGCGGGATTTCCTGCTGGCGTGGGTCGCGGCGGGTGATGTTGCCTTCGGGCGTGAGGAAGAACAGCGACGTTCCGCGCGCCAGTACAGGCTCTTTGGTCTTTACGTCGGCCTTCACGGTCATCTGGCCGCCGCCATCAGGCTTGTAGGTAAGCTTGATGGTCAGATCGCCGCCCTTGCCGGTCATGCGGATGGCGTCGATCAGGCTGTGCTGGGCCTCGGTGAGTTCGTCCAGCAGGCCACCGGCCTCGATGTCGCGCAGGGTGTCCATAAAGGGACGTGCTTTGGTGTTCATGTGCTGTGCCTCTTGGCTGTGTCGCCCCTGGTCGGCAGGGGCTACCGTTTGAATCAGGCCGCTTGCTTCGTCGCTTGGGCGTCGAGGTAGTCGGCCAGGTCGTGGAGGTAAACGACGGGTTTGGCACGGGCCGAGCAGTGCAGCCGCTTGACCACCAGCGCGATACGACCTGCCTTGATTTCGCTCAGCAGGTAGCGGTCGGTACGTATGTGCGTGAAGTACTGTTCACGCACTGCGGTTAGCGTTGGGCACGGCGTGGCGAACTGGCGCCGGAGTTGTTCCAAGGTGGTGGTCACGCGGATTCCTCCCCATGCCCCTCCTTTCGGGGCACCAGCTTGAGGCGGATCAGTTCGGCGAGACCTTCTTTACTCTTGCCCTTGGCCGCTGCCAGGACGTTGCCCTCGGCGTCTGCTACGACGGCGCCGTATGGGTATTCCGGGCACTTCACCGGTGTCACGTAGGCGATCTGACCTTCTGCGATCACTGCGTCAACGCAGCGGAACACTTCGGCCAACTCGACTGACACGCAGGGCAATGACTCCAGCAGCGCGACAGCTTCGGCGGAGGCGCCAATAAGCGTGGCGCGGCTGATCACCGTTGGATGGTTGAGGTACATCGGCACCAGTTTCAGGGCGCCTACAGCGGAGTTGATGGCGTTCGGCGTCTTCATGCTGCTGCGTCCTTCTTGGTGATGGTGATGTCCAGCTTCTTGGCGATCCACTCAACGCCGGCTTCCTTGACCATCACTACGGCGTAATGTACGGGCTTGCCGATCGTTGGATTCCAGCGCACGCGAGCGTCCGAAAACAGGTAGCCGCGCTCGCGGTGGGCGCTGGCCAGGTCGCCTGATGAGTTGATCACGCCAAGTTCCCGCAACCTGGTGCGGAAGGCGCGGGGCTTGAGCCCGAGCAAAGCTGCGGTTTGATCCAGGGTGCGGTTCATGGCTGCGGCCTCAGGCTGTGAGATGTTCGGAGTGTTGCTGGATGCGGCGAACCATTAGGAACACCTCATCCAGAGAGCGCAGGAACTCCTCGACCGTGCCGTAGTTAGTCAGCGTCAGATCATCCTTATGAGCAGCTACCCCGGCCTCGCTGACGTGAGGGTTCACGGCTGGTGCATCGGCCCGAAAAATATGAATGACCGTGCCGCCGCGGCGACGAATGAGCTCCGCTTCGTTTTCAAAGCGCACGTCGCTGATGACGAAGCCCAGCACCGCGCCCAGCGCCTTCGCCATGTAATCGAGGTTTTGTTCAGCGAGCTTTACCCATACATCTGGGTGCACGGTGTTGCGTGCCCACTCAGTGCCCATCGACTGCATCAGCTGACGTGGCGAGCGGTCGAGCCAAGCCAGTGGCCGCTCCTTGCGATCGCCTTCGAAGTCGGTAGGGTCGAGGTTGAAGATCGCCATCAAGCCATCACGGAGCGGATCAGCGAATGCGTAGTGCTCCAGAAGGTAAGTGCCAACCAGGTGTTCGGCGGCTGTCGACTTGCCGGAGCGGGCACGGCCAGTGAGGCCAATCAGAATAGGCCTCATGCTGCGTCGCCTCCCCATGGGCCCAGGTCATCGCTGGCGGTGGCGGTGGGGGCGGGAGCAATCGTGGCGCGACCTAGGTTGACGATGACCAGAAGACCGGTGCTGCGCTGGATGCGTTCTACGGCGGCGGGGCTGGTCGCCGCCGCCGGGTGAAGGTAGACCGGGCAGCGGGTGTTGCTGTGCTGTGTCGTTTGCATGGCTCGTACTCTTTGGTGAGAGGTAACGATGCAAACGATACAAATACGTATTGATTGAGTCAATGCGTTTTTGAATTGATTTTTGTATGCGCAAAAAAAGACCCGCTGATTGCGGGTCTATGTGCTTCGGAGTTACTTAAAATATTTCGAGTTTGGAGAACACTACGCCGCAAATGGTAGCGTCCGGACCGAGCTCGATGATCGGCTCCGGCCATGCAGGATTTAGCGGTTTAAGAAAGCGGCGGCTGCCCTCCATGACTAATTGTTTGAAGGTTGCTTCCTGGCTATCTACCAGTTTGGCGATAACCAAAGAGCCGTTTTCAGCATCCTTGGATGGATCTACAAAAATGATGTCGCCGTCACGGAAAGAGCGGCGTTCATGCTGGTTAAACATTGAGAGGCCCCTCACTCGCAAAGCATAGCTTTGACTGCTATGCGAGGCTGCGCAGGGCAGCCAAATCTCAGCATCGTCCAGTGTTTTCGCGTCTTCAACCTCGCACCATGCTCCAGCCTGAACCCAAGAGATCAGTGGCACATAACCCTTAATTGCCGGTCCAGGCTCAACATTGAGGTCAGTGGCCGCGAGGGGTTTAAATTGCTCCGGGTCAGGCTCCTGTGAGCCTTCTCCTTTCCAAAGCCAATTACTGGTGACCTTCAACGCTTTTGCGATTTTCTCTACATTTTGATGGCGGGGGCTAGCAACGGCGTTCGTCACGATCCTGTGTATCGTCGGTTGAGGCACCCCTGAGCGTCGACCCAGTTCGCCCTCTGACAAGTTCATCTCTTGCATGCGTTGAGCAATGCGATCGCCAATCACTTTTTTCTACCTTGATTCATAAACGTATCGCCGATTGTATTGAATCGATCAATACGTTTGTGTATTGTGATAGTCAATGCGAAAGCGCATCGGTGAATCATATGACTATTCAACAAATGCTCGCGGAATTACTGAGCACTGGGCTGTCCCAGCGTGTCATCGCTGAGCGAGTGGGCACGACACAGCCAACTATCAATCGGGCAGCCAAGGGTGCGGATGTTCGGTATGTAACTGGGAAGGCTATTGAGTGCCTTTACTCCCAGGAAAAAGAAGCTGCTGGCCTTAAATCGGCAGCTTGAATGGGCGCCGGAGCTGGGGCCTCTCACCAAAGATCCCCCAGCCCGGCTACGACGATACACAGCACATGCACATCGGTCGTGGTCGTAGGATAGGGCGTGCCCCTTTCTATGGCTAGACCGTAAAAGGGGTATTTACGGTTATGAGTCGAATAGATCAATCACCGGCCGCTGGGCCGGTTCTTTCTCTGCGCAAAGCGATCTACCGCGCAGCCCATGATTATCGGGGCGGCGTGACTGCTTTGGCGCTCGACATGGTGCTCGATTACGACAGCCTGCAGAAGAAGGTCAAGCACGATGAAGAGCGGCGTTGGCTGGATCCTGACGAAATGGAAGAGGTGATCAGGCTGACCGCAGATCCTTGCCTGTTGGATGCCCTGGTCAGGCCAGCGGGTGCCGTCTGGTACAAGCCAATCCCGGTCCCGGCAACCGCCGACGCGTTAAAGGCAGTCGGCAAGATGCTTGAGGAGTCAGGTCAATTCGTGGCCTGCATGCACGACGGCGCCGCCGACAATATTTGGGAGCCGCACGAAGTCCTCCTGCTAGAGCAGCGGGGCATGGATGTGATCCGTGAGGTACTGGGGATCATGGCGGGTGCTCGCAAGGCAATGGAGGGCTCTGACAATGTCTGATGATATCGATTTCGCCAACGAAACCGCCGAGCGCTTCCGGCTGCACGCATTGGCGTGCCGTCCGCGCCCGACATGCTCTGTCAGCGCGCAATTCTGTGAGGATTGCGACGAACCTATCCCGTTACTTCGTCAGCAGACGATCCAGGGTTGTGCTACCTGCGTCAGTTGTCAGGGGTTGCGGGAGCGGCGGCGATGAGTGAGCAATCCACCAGCACAGCGATATCGTCCTGGGCTCGCCGCTACATCGAAACCTTTAACCTTGCCCTGGTCCCGATTGACCCGGGCGAAAAGGCGCCGAAGGGTATCGGCTGGAACAAGCCGGGTGGCTACATCACCGACCCGGTTGCCGCCGAAGCATTCTGGCAACGCAACCCTAACCACAACCTGGGCGTAGTGCTCGGGCCCAGCCGTGTCTGCTCGTTGGACGTGGACGATGTGCAGTGGACGCGGTTTGTATTGTTCGACCAGATGGGCCTCGATCTGGATGCCATGGCGGTGGTCTATCCGACCATCGTGGGTAATCCATTGCGGTTCCGTGTGCTATTCAAGATGCCCCATGACATCGAGCTGACTCGCCACTCGCTGTCCTGGCCCAACGAGAAAGACCCTGACGGGTCGATTCACAAAGGGTTGATGGCGCGGGCAAAGGCCGCGAAAGAGCAGGGCGATTCTGTCGGTGAGGAGGCGGCCAAGGCCGAGGCTGACGAATACAAGCGCTTCACGGTATTTGAACTTCGTGCGGGCCTGGTGCAGGACGTGTTCCCGCCATCGATTCACCCGGGCACAGGCAAGCCGTACACCTGGCGCACGCCGCCGAATGCTGCTGACGGTCTGCCAGTGCTTACCAACGAGCTGCTGAACATTTGGCAGAATTGGGATGTGTTCAAGCGCAACGCCGAGGCCGCGTGCCCTTGGGCACTAAAACCGAAGAAGCCCGCCGCGAAACCTATCAAGCGTACTCCACCCGCTGACGGCAAACCGTCGGTTATTGATGAGTTCAACCGGTGCCACGATGTGGAAGAGCTGTTGCGTGCCCACGATTACATCAAGCGCGGTAACAAATGGCTGTATCCACACAGCAGCACCGGGCTACCAGGTGTTACGGTCACCGACCGCAAGGTCTATTCGCACCACGGCGCGGATCCGTTGGCCAACGGTCACCAGAATGACGCGTTTGAGGTGTTTTGCCTGCTGGATCACGATGGCGACCAGTCGAAGGCAGTGAAAGACGCCGCTCGCACGTTGGGTATGCAGCACGCGGCGCGCCCAGCCCCGCAAGATCTTCCCCCGGCCCCATCGGCGGATGCCAGCGAGCAGGACTCCAGTGGGGCGCCCGGTGAGGCCCCTCCTGCTGCTGATGGGGGCGCGGGGGAGGTGCTGACCTATGAGCAGGTACTGCGGCGCTACGTGCTGGTCGAAGGAACCACGCAAGTGTGGGATCTCGATAAGGCGCGAGTGATGAAGAAAACCGCTTTTGAAGCACGCGTTGGCAAACCATTGGCGAAACAGTGGGTCGACGACACCAGCAAAAAGTTGATCTCGGATGACAAGGTCAAAGAGATCGAGCAAGCCCGCAAGATGGCTGGCAAGAAGGGTGGGGCGCTGAACCTGGAGCCGATTGAACGGTACGTGTACATCGACGGTACCAAGGACGTTTGGGACCGGGAAAAGAAGCGGCGAGTTGCAGAAGGCGCGGTCAAGATGGCCCTCGGTGATATGTACGGTATGTGGTTGAACAGCCCGGAGCGGCGCGTGGTCGACGTGGAGAACATCGTGTTCGACCCGACGATGACCAAGGATCCCAACATTTACATCAACACGTTTGACGGGCTGCCCATGGAGCCGGCGCGCGATGATGCCGGGTGCGAGAACCTGCGGTGGTTGATTTCATTCCTGTGCAACCACGACCAGTCGTCACGCGATTGGCTGGTGAAGTGGTTGGCGTATCCGTTGCAGCACCTTGGCGCGAAGATGGATACGGCGGTGCTGGCTCACTCGACCATGGAGGGCTCGGGCAAAAGCCTGTTGTTCGCAGATGCGTTCGGTTTGCTCTATGGGCAGTACGCGGCCACGGTCGGGCAGACTCAGCTCGAAAGCAACTTCAACGCCTGGCAAAGCCGCAAGTTGTGGGCGGTTTTCGAAGAAGTCGTGAGCCGTGATCAGCGTTACAACCAGGTGGGCAAGATCAAACACCTGGTGACGGGCAAGACGGTGCGCATGGAATCGAAGTTCATCAACGGTTGGGAGGAAGCCAACCACATGAACGCCGCGTTCCTCAGCAACGAGATTATGCCCTGGCCGATCGCGCCCAGTGACCGAAGAATGTTGGTGCTTTGGCCGATGGAGACACTTCCGGTTGAGCGCCAGAAGGCAATAGGACGAGAGCTTGAGAATGGCGGCGTCGCGGCGCTGTACGCGTGGTTGTTGTCCGTTCACCTGGGCGGCTTCGACCAGCGCACCAGGCCGCCCAGCACTGATGCGCGTGAGCGGTTGGTGGCACTGAGTCGGGCCAGTTGGCAGACTTTCCTGTTCCTCTGGCAATACGGCGAGCTTGGGCGTGATATGTGGGGGGCCTGTTTGTCTACTGACCTTTACGCAATGTTCCTAGAGTGGTGCCACCGCAACAAAGAGCATGTGATGAGTCAGACGAAGTTCTCGTTGTTCATCAGCTCGGAGGTGGACAAGACCCGCGCCATTCCCTGGACCGATGGCAGCAATCGCAAGTTCGCGGCGTTCTTCTTTCCCCGCGATGAGCAGGCTTCCCTGCCCCCATCACTCAGCTCGGCCGACCTGGGCAAAGCGGTGGTTGCTTGGCGGGCTGCGGCGCGCTTGGCGGGATGGAGCGTCGACAACTGGGACCACATTAAGGCGGCTGCAGCATGAGTCCGTCTAAAAGTGTGTTGGGTGTGTCGGGTGTGTGTTGGGTTGGTTTTCGATACCCCACACAATTTCAAGCCTTCTATTTCGCGGCTTTCCGCCTTGTGTGTTGGGTGTGTTGGGTTTGGCGTCGCGCACGCGCATGGGTGACGTTATTTGCATCCATGGCGGCAAGATTTTTTTCTTATGCGAGAACCGTTAAACCCAACACACTCAACACACTCAACACATTTGATTTAAAGCTATTGAATTTAAACGGTTTTAGGTGTGTTGGGTTTGTGTTGGGTATGGCGTTTTTTGTGTCGGGTTGGATTTTGACTGGTGGAGCGGGGCGATGATCGAAGAAATCGAAGAACTGATGCAGCATTGGGGTAACCAGTTCAACCAGGTAGGTGACGGCGGCGGTCTTGGTAGCCCGATGGCGACAATCATGGAATGGGGCGGCTCTGCCCCTCGCGGCACTCCGGGATCTCGCGACTTGATGATGGCAACAGGTGGTGGGATGGATCACGCAGCGTCGGAGGTCGCGGCAGCCCTCGCGGAGCTGGAGCGGCAGTCCGAAAAAGGGGCGTTGCTCGCTAAACTGGCGCGTAATCGCTATCTGCCTCGGCCTGCGTGGTCGGTACGCTCTCAGTTGCCATTGTTGGGCTTGGGAGATGATGCGGACCGAACGTATAGGAACTGGGTCCACGCTTTACATCAGCAGGTACAGGTGATCTTGACCGTGCGTAGTGCGCCAGGTCGTGCACGGAATAAGCGCGTGAAATCGCCGGCAACTGATCTGACACGGGCGTCGACAGTAGTCCGCATGAGATCTTGCTGACTGCCGCTCGTCTGGAGGGATTGCCTCAAAGCTGCGTCGAAGTGCGTCAAAGGTGCGTCGAGCGTATCAACCGAAAAACACCCCTTTTCGGTTTTTCCGGAGCAGGGTAAAAAGCCCCCACGATATGGAATTTGCGCCTTGGCGCTCCCCGAGCACGTGCTGTGCACTCCGTCCTGGCGTTTGTCATGACATTGAAACCCTGCCCCCCGGCGGGGTTTTCTTTTTTGTGTTCGGCACACTCCTTCACTTGAGGCACAACATGACAAATGAGCAGCAAGCGCTGGCAGAGATGCCGATCTGGTTAGTGATCGTTCTGGCCCTGGTCGGCGGTGTTTCGGGGGAGATGTGGCGAGCTGATAAGGACGGGGCTCGGGGCTGGGCATTGTTACGCCGCCTCGCATTGCGATCCGGTGCCTGTATTGCCTGCGGTGTGACCGCGATGATGTTGATGATTGCCGCCGGCATGTCGATCTGGACGGCAGGCGCTTTGGGTTGCCTGACCGCGATGGCCGGCGCCGATGTCGCCATCGGCCTTTACGAACGCTGGGTCGCCAAGCGGTTGGGCGTCAGCGAAGTGTCCGCCGAATCGAATCGCTCTGAATAGCTCCCACTCCAGCCACTTATCAAGCAGGTCTCCAGAAATGAATGTATCCAGACAGCAGCAGATGCTTGCAGGGCAATCTTCTATTGCTCAAAAAATCTTTGGTTATGTACCGATCCAAACGAGCTGGAGCGTTCCCGCTATCCACGCCGCCGTTCAGGCAGCAAAAGCCACTGGTGCCACAGCCCCTGCAATACGCCGTGCTCTTGGCGAACTCAAAGACGCCGGTCTTATCCGCGAGCCAGTAGCCGGAAAGTTTCAGCGTGATGCCGCCACCCCAAAACCAAAGAAGGACCAACCCGTGACTCAGGTAGCCAAGCAGACCATTGTTTCGATCAAGAAGCCTGAGGGCGCATTGGATGTGCTGGCGGCACTGTCTGGTGAGGTGGTGAGTCTTTCGGAAGAGTTCAGCAAGCGCATGAAGGCGTTGGCTGGCCGTATTGAAGAGGTAGCCCTATCGGTTGAGGCTGAGCGCGAAAGTAATGCTGAAGCCATCGTCAAAGCCAGACGCCTGCAAGAGGCACTTCGTGAATTTGCGTAAGCACTCGGCTTTGTGAACCCCGGACCTTCAAGCGTGCTGGTGTCGACGAAGCGCCCCCGCCTGTGGGGAGCAGGGATGATGCACCGTTTCGGGGCGCCAAAAATCGCCGGGGACCCTGGAGGCATCCGAGGGACACGGGGCATGAAACCCGCGGGAAAGCGTTAGCGGGTGGGCTGCCAGCTTACTGAAATTCAATCCATTGAAATTGAAAGGTTTCCATTGAAAAGCCGTTGAAAAGGAGGGCTTATGACGGATCCACTGTTTCTGTCAAAAAGCGCTTTCGCGGCTCGCATCGGCAGGACGCCGAGTTACATCACCTGGCTGAAAGGCAACAACCGCCTAGTCCTTTCGCCGGACGGCAAGATGGTTGACGTGCTGGCTACTGAAGCTTTGATCGTCGAAACCGCCGACCCCAGCAAGGCCGCCGTCGCTGCTCGACACCAGCAGGACCGGATCCAGCGGGACGTATACAGCCAGCTGTCTCCCCTGGTCGAGCCGACCAACACGGCTGCGCCGCAGCAGCCTATTGCTGTCGGCGCCAAGGGTCACGACTTCCAGAAGGCTCGTGCCATGCGCGAACACAACCTGGCGCAACTGGCCGAGATCGAACTGCACAAGGCGCAGGGCTCGCTGGTTGCCAGGGATGCGGTGGAGCTGGGGGCCTACAACGCGGGGCGACATCTGCGCGACCAGTTGTTCGGCCTGCTCCCCCAGCTTTCCCACAAGGTGGCAGCCATGACCGATCCTTGGGACATCGAGAAACACCTGGCGGCGACACTTCGTAAATCACTGGAAGAGGCTGAGCGCATGTCCTCGTCCGACCTTGAACGAGCAATGACAACGAGCTGACCTATGACCACGGAATTTCCTGACGGTGACCGTGCGTACCGTGAGGCGTATTTCCGTGGGCTACGACCCGACCCAGACCTCTGGATCGACGAGTGGGCCGACGAGTACATGCGCATCCCTCGGGACACCGGCGCCCCCGAGCCCGGCCAGTACCGCACGGATCGGACGCCGTACGCTCGCGAACCCATGCGCTGCCTGTCACCGGCTCACCCGTGCCGGCGTGTGGTCACCATGGTGGCCTCGCAACTGATGAAAACCCAGATTGCCTTGAACTGGATGGGCGGTCTGATCCACATGGCGCCGTCCAACATCCTGGCGCTGTTGCCCAGCCTGAGCCTGTCCAAGCGCGTCTCCGGGCGAATCAGTAAGACCATCAAGGCAACGCCGGAGCTGGCAAAGCGCGTGGCAGCCAGCCGCTCACGGGACGCCCGCAACACCATGGACACCAAGGAGTTCGAGGGCGGCGCCCTTTACGTCACCACGGCAGGCTCTGCGGCCAACCTGTCCGAGCTATCGGCTCGCTACATCTACGGCGACGAGGTCGACCGCTGGGAAAACGATGTGGGTCAGGAAGGTGATCCCATCGTGCTGGCGGAAACGCGGGCCACCAACTTTGGCCGCAACGCAAAGATCTACTTCTCCAGCTCGCCGACGATCAAGGGCGCCTCGCGGATCGCGGATCTGTTCGAGTCCAGCGATCAGCGTTACTACTACGTGCCGTGCCCCTCTTGCGGGCATATGCAGGTGCTGGAGTGGGAGCGTCTGCTCTACAGCAAGGATTACAAAACGGTTCACTACCAGTGCGCCGCGCCTGAATGTGATGTGCTGATCGAGGAACATCACAAGACCGACATGCTCGCCCGAGGCGAATGGCGCGCCCATGGCAACGGCGATGGCAAGACGGTGGGCTTCCACCTGAACGCGCTGTATTCACCGATTGGCTGGAAGGACTGGCCCTCGCTGGCCGAGGAATTTGAAGACGCCAAGAAGGCCCAGGCCAAGGGCGATATGGGCCTGATGCAGGTGTTCTACAACACTCGTCTCGCCAAGGTCTGGGACAGCGCGCAAGAGCAAACCAAGGCCGAAGTGCTGATCGCAAGGGCGCGGCTGGAGATCTACACCCTTGGCAGCATGCCGGTTGGCGTGATGATGCTGACGGGCTCTGTCGACGTCCAAGCCAACCGCCTGGAGCTGATGGTGATGGGCTTTGGCGTCGGCATGGAACGTTGGGTGATCGACCACCAGGTGATCTGGGGCGATCCTGCCGACGAACGCACCTGGGCGGTGTTGGACGAGAAGCTAAAGGCCCGATACCGGCACCCGTGCGGTGTCGCGTTGGCGATCCTGGCAACAGGCGTCGACTCCGGCGGTCACCACACCGATGAGGTGTACCAGTTCTGCCGCGTACGGCGGTGGCGCAACGTGTTCGCACTTAAGGGTGCGAGCAAGCCCGGCAAGCCGGTAATCGCTCAACGGCCGTCCATGGTCGACGTGACCTGGAAGGGCCAGACCGAACGTGGCGGTGCCGAGCTGTGGTTTGTTGGTACCGACACCGCGAAGGACTGGATCTACAACCGCTACGCCTTCGAGGACGGCCCCGGCTCGCTGCACTTTGCCAACGACCTACCGGACGAGTTCTTCGCTCAATGCGTGGCCGAGCGCAAGGTCGCTCGATACGTAAAAGGCTACAAGCGCATCGAGTGGGTCAAGGGCAAGGCCGAACGCAACGAGGCGCTCGATCTGATGGTGTACTGCCTGGCAATGGCGCATTACCTCGGTATCAACCGCTACCAGGAACACGATTGGGAGCGGGTACGACAGTCGCTGGCCCAGGCGGGTTTGTTCGATGAAAAGGTGGTCCCCGCTGATCGTATCGCGGTCGCCGAACAGGCTCCTGCTACACCTCAACCGGCGCCGCAACCTTCGGTCCCCATCGCCCAACCGCGACCCGCCGCACCACCACAACGCCGCAGCTCCACCAGCGGTTACCTGAAGAGACGTTGATATGTCGTTTACCCCGAAGCACCTCGAAGCCATCGAGTGCGCCATCGCACGCGGTGAAAAGACCGTGCGCTACAGCGACCGCACGGTGGAGTACCGCTCCATTGACGAACTGCTCAAGGCACGCGACGAGATTCGCACGTCGCTGACCAACGCTGCCGGGCCGCGCTCTCGCGTGGTTCGGCTCATGCATGGAGGCAAGGGACTCTAATGGCCCGACATTACCCGACGCTGACCCGCAATGGATTCTTGCTGCCGTCGAACATCAAGGCCAGTTACGAAGGCGCCGGGGAGGGCCGCCGTTCGGCCAGTTGGGAAGCCACCGACAACGGCATCAACAGCATCAACACGCCGGCACTGCGTAACCTGCGGGCACGTTCGCGGGCGGCGGTGCGCAACGACCCGTATGCGTTCAACGTCATCGACAAGCGCGTCAGCAACCTGATCGGCACCGGCATCACGCCCAGGCCGACTACAGACGACGCGGCCCTGCGCAAACTCAAGCAGCAGTTGTGGGATGACTGGGTGGACGAAGCGGACGCCGACGAGCTGACCGACTTCTACGGCATGCAGGCCCTGGTGGCGCGCACCGTTGAAACGGCGGGTGAGTGCTTTGTACGGTTGCGGCCGCGCAGCCCCAGCGAGGGTTTGGCGGTACCGCTGCAGTTGCAGGCGCTGGCCCCTGAGTTTGTCCCCCACGACAAGTTCGAGACGGCCAAAAACGGCAACGTCATCCGTGCCGGGATAGAGTTCAATCCGGCCGGCAAGCGTGTGGCGTATTGGATGTACCGCTCGCACCCGCGCGATTCATCGTCATTGAATGCTGGCTACAACCAGTTGGTGCGCGTACCGGCGACGCAGTTGCTGCATATCTTCGAGCCGATGGAACCAGGGCAATTGCGCGGCGTACCGCGCCTGGCCCCGGTGTTGAAGCGCCTGCGCAGCTTGGACAACTACGATGACGCGGTGCTGTTCCGCCAGGAAGTGGCGAACCTGTTTGCCGGTTTCATCAAGCGGCCATCACCGGAAATGGGGCAACAACCGCGTGACCCTGTCACAGGGCAACTCCTGACCACCGACCGCGACGGCTTCACGCCGATGGTCGCCCTGGAGCCCGGCACCATGCAGGAGCTGGGGCCAGGTGAAGAGGTGGAGTTCTCCAAACCACCGGATGCCGGCAACAACTACCCGGACTTTATGCGTCAGCAGTTGATGGCTGCTGCGGCGGGGTCGGGCACGCCGTACGAGATCCTCACTGGCGACATGCGGGAGGTCAACGACCGGGCGCTGCGGGTCGTGCTCAACGAGTTCCGGCGGCGCCTGGAGCAACTGCAATTCGGCGTGTATGTGCATCAGCTGTGTCGCCCGGTGCGGGCGGCCTGGATGGACATGGCGGTGTTGTCCGGCGCCCTGGTGCTGGAGGACTACGCGCAACGTCGGCGTGAATACCTGCGCACGCGTTGGGTACCGCAAGGCTGGGCCTACATCCAGCCAGTGCAGGACGTGCAGGCACGGCGGATGGAAGTGCAGGCGGGCTTCGGTTCGCGCAGTGAGATGTGTCTGCGTAACGGTTACGACGCGGAAACCATCGACGCAGAAAACGCCGCCGACCTCGCCAGGTCCACTGACCTCGGCCTCAACTACACGACTCTTGATGCCATCGAGACGTTTGATGACAAGGAACAACCATGAGCAAAAAGACGAAGCCCCGCGTTTATGACAAGGCGGGCAAGCAGGTCAAGGTCGCCGATAAAAGCTGGTACACGTTTCAGGCCAGCGGCGAAGCCGAACAGCGCAGCATCGAGATCTTCGTATACGGCGAGATCGGCGCCTGGGGTGTCACCGCCAATCAGTTTGTGCAGGATCTGCGTGCCATGGATGACGGCGCGTCACCGATCATCGTCGCGTTCAACAGCATCGGCGGCGATCTGTTCGATGGCCTCGCGATTCACAACGCGCTGTCGCGACTTGGCGAGCGCTGTACCGGGCGCATTGATGCGTTGGCGGCCAGCGCTGCCAGTGTCGCGGTGTGCGGCGCTCATCGAGTGGTGATCGCGGCCAACGCCATATTGATGATCCACAACCCTTACACCTTTACCGGTGGCGATGCCGAAGACTTCCGTCGTGTCGCCGATGTGCTGGACCAGACCCTGGAGGCGATCATCGCGGCTTACAAAGCCAAAGCGCCGGATATTGATGAGGCCGAGTTGCGGCGCCTGGTCAACGCCGAGACCTGGCTCACCGCCAATGAAGCGGTGGCATTGGGTCTGGCTGATGAAGTGGGTGACGGCCTGAAGGTCAGCGCCTGCCTCGGCCAGGGCAGCGTGCTGCAGCGTTTCCAGCATGCCCCACCTGAGTTGCTCGCTCAGCTGGATGAAGATCCGGATGTCGAACCGACAGAGCCAGTTATTCAGCCTGATCCGGCACCTGTGGTGGACGCCGCCGGATTGGCACTGCTGGTCACCAAGAGTTGCGCGGCGGCAGGCATCAGCAACCTGGTAGAGCCGCTTCTTGCTACCACCAGGTTGGAAAGCGAAGCCGTGGTCCAGGCTGCGCTTACCAACGCCAAGGCCTTGCACGGCCTTTGTGTTGCAGCACGGTTGCCTGAACTGACCGGCGAGTTTATTGCGGCGGGCCTGGATGAAGCTGCTGTCAGGGCGCGCCTGTTCGACAAGCTGGTGAGCAGTGGCGGCGGCTTTGAAATCAACAACAGCCTGCCGCTGGACAATGATCCCGAACCCACGGTCAAGGCCAAGCAGGTCGACACCCAAGCAATCTGGAGCAGTCGTCAGGCAGCTCAGAACGGAACCTCGAAAGGAGCAAAAGCATGAAAACCGAATCGATGCACGCGGGCGAGTTCCTGCTGTCCGAAGGCGCTGGCAACATTTCCCGCGAAGCGATCAACGTCGCGGCTGGTGCGGCACTTGAGCCGGGGCAGATCCTGGGGCTGATCACCGCCACCAGCGAATTTGCACCCTATAAGCCAACCGCCGAGGACGGCACGGAGAACGCCATCGCGATCCTCTACGGCCCTCTTGGCGAGTCCGATGTTCCTCGTCGCGGTCGGGCTGTCGTGCGCTTGGCTGAGGTCAGCGAAGCCCACCTGACCGGCCTCGACCCGGCCGCCGAAAAGGCCCTGGCGTCCCATTTCTTGATCGTCCGCTAAGACGTTCACCTCACTTATCCATCCCGCCGCGTGCGGGATTTTTCGTTTCTGGAGAGTACCTCATGGCCGATATCGCCATTTTTGAAGACGATGCGTTCAGCGTCTCCTCGCTGACCGCTGCAATCAACGAACAAGAATACCTGCCGGGCCGCATCAGCAGCTTGGGCCTGTTCCGCGAAGAGGGCATCAGCACCCTGACCGTGCAGATCGAGAAGGACGGCGACACCCTGGCCCTGGTGCCAGCCGGTGAGCGTGGTACTTCGGGCCTGGTGGTTGGCGGGACCAAGCGTACGTTGATCCCGTTCAACACCGTGCACCTGCCGGAGCGCTTCACCATCAAGGCGGATGAGATCCAGGGCATTCGCGCCTTTGGCACCCGCAGCGAGTTGCAGGCCGTCCAGGACGTGGTCAACAAGCGCCTGGCAAAGGCCCGTCGCCAGTTGGATGCCACCCACGAATTCCAACGCATGGGAGCGTTGAACGGGCAGGTGCTGGACGCCGATGGCAAGACCGTCCTGTTGGATATTTACAAATCCTTCGGCGTGAATCGCCAGAAGCTACCGATGGGTTTGAACAGTCCGGATACCGAGCTGCGAGTTAAATGCGGCGAAGCGCTGGACATGCAGGAGGAAGCCCTCGGCAGCGTCACCAGCAGCGGTTCCCGCGCTTTGTGCGGCAAGAACTTTTGGAACAAGCTGATTGTTCACAAGTCGGTGAAAGAGACCTACCTCAACACCATGCAGGCCGCGTCTCTGCGTGGCGATGCCCGTGAAAGCTTCGAGTTCGGCGGGATCGTCTGGGAGCGTTATCGCGGCAAGGTTGCCGGCGTTGCGTTTGTCCACGATGACAAGGCGTTGCTGATCCCTGAGGGCGTACCTGATCTGTACATCTCGTCTTTCGCACCGGCTGATTACATGGAAACGGTCAACACCCAGGGCATTCCGTACTACAGCAAGATCGAGCCGCTGCCGTTCAACAAGGGCGTGGCCGGTGAAGCCCAGTCCAACCCGCTGCACCTGTGCACGCGGCCTCGGGCGCAGATCCTGCTGGAGATGTGACCGTGGCCTTCCGCGATCTGATCGACGACGTCGACGATGTGGTGTTCGAAACACTGAGCGACACCGCCCAGATCGAAGGCCGCACCGAACCGGTGCTGGGGATGTTCGCGGCACCATGGAAAGCGCCGCAGTTCGGCAAGACCCACACCGCCATACGCGAGCCTCGCTTCGAGATCCGCGTCAAGGACTCGGCCGGGCTCAAACAGGGGCTGCGCGTCACGGTTGACCTGCCATCGCTGGATGGCGGTGGTGACTACGACCTGCTGCAGTTGGCGCCCGGAGGCGATGGCTTGGTGGCCTTGATCTTGAGGAAACGTGCATGAGCGTCGGCAGCTACGTACATCAGACGCGGGACAGCGGGATGCTCAATATCCAGCCGTCAGCGGTGCATTCCCAGGCGTTACGCGAGTTCGGGCAGTTAGTGCCCAAGGCTGCTGCAGCGGCCCAGCGTCGAGCAATCAATAAGACGCTGGGCAGGCTGCGCACTCACATCGCCCGAGCAGTTGGTAAGCAGGAGCGGATCGCCATCGGCGCCGTCCGGCAACGCCTTCGGGCGTACCCGGTCAGCGGCGGGGCGATGCGCGGCAAGTTGTGGTTCGGGGTCAACGCAATCGAGGCCAGTCGGATCGGGAAGGCTCGGCAAACCCGTGCCGGTGTGTCGGTGGCAGGGCGACGTTACCAGGGCGCGTTCTTCAAGCAGGTGTATGGGGGCAGCCCTGATATCTGGATCCGCACGTCGAGCAAGCATTTTAACGACACGGACTACCCCGGCAGTACGCAGGGGCGGCGCAGTTCTGGCTTCATCGCGGAAAGCGACAACCGCTTTCCGCTGGCGAAAGCCAAGGTGTCGCTTGACCAGGTGCGACCGCACTTTGATAGCTGGGTCAAACGCGCCGATGAAATCCTGCTGGAGATCCTCAAGCAAGAACTCAACTTTGAATTGCAGAAGTACCTAAAGGGGACCGCCCGTGTCTGATCAGCCTTTCAGCCTTGACCAGTTGTATGGGGCTATCGAGCAGCACCTGCAGGAACATCTACCGGGGATTCAGGGCGTGTCGTTCTGGCCGGATCTGTCGGCGGAGACCACCCTCCCAACGCCCGTGGTGCTGCTGGAAATGGCCGAGATGGAGCCGGCGCAGGACACCGGTACCGGTGAAACCTCGCTCACCTGCAAGTTCGAGGCGCGGATCATCGTTGACTCAATCAGCACGGACCCGCAACGGCAAGCAGTGCAGCTGGCGTCTCAATTGGCGGTGCTGCTGCGCGGGCAAAGCTGGGGCTTGGAGGTCGACTGCGCGCAGTTCGTACGCTCCACGCAGGACTGGACCAAGCCCGAACTGGACGGCTACTTCGTCTGGCTGGTGGAGTGGGATCAGACGGTTTACCTGGGGGCCGAGGAGTGGCCGTGGCCGGATGAGCCGCCGGGTTCGCTGGTCATCGACCTTGGACCGGGTGTCGGACAGATCAAGCCGGAGGAACTGCAATGAGTTACGCCACGGCTCAGCATGATCGGATGATCGCTTCCACGGTGATGCCCTGCGTTGTTGTGGCGGTAGATTTGCCTGCCGCCATGGTGCGTGTGCAGTCGGGGGATTGGACCAGCGCCTGGGTTCGCTGGCACAGCCAGGCGGCTGGCAAGGCGCGCCACTGGCGAGTGCCGAGCCTGGGCGAACAGGGCGCGTTGATCAGCCCTAGCGGCGAGCCGGCGATGGGCACGTTTCTCCCCGGTCTGTACGGCAATGCCGGCGCGCAACCGGACAACCGTGACCATGTCGAGGTTTGGCGGTTCGACGATGGCGGCTCCGTGGTCTACGACTGGGAGGACAGCAGCTACACCATCGACCTGCCGTCCGGCACCGTCACGGTCAAGGTCGGTGGCTCGGTGCTGGAGATGAAACCGGACAGCACGCGACTTGTATCGGGCGCGATCAACCTGGTGGGCGCAGTCACTATCGACGGTGCAACCCAGATCAACGGCAAGTTGAATACTACCGGCGACATTAACAGTGCAGGCAAGGTCATCGACGTCGGCGGCAACACGCCGAACCATAAACACTGATCCCGACCCGCCTAATGCGGGTTTTTCGTTTTAGGAGCATCTATTGATGAGCAGGAACAAACCCGACAGCCAGGACGAGATTGGGCCAGGTCGCGTGTTTCGCGACACGCTCTTTACCTCCCGCACATTGGTGCTGCCCGATGGCAGCACTATGGCAGTGAGCAAGGCCCGCGTGACGGCCACCACCGACGAGCAGCTCGCTTTCCTTATGACCCACCCGGAAATGGTGCAGGAGTAACTCTGATGATCGGAATGGATCGCCGCACCGGCCAACCGCTGTCCGGGCTCGACCATCTCCGGCAGTCCATCGGGGACATTCTCTCCACGCCGGTCGGCAGTCGGCGGATGCGACCTGAATATGGCAGCCAGATCCGGCGCTTTGTCGACCTCCCCGTTAACGCCGGTTGGAAGAGCGCGGTACAGGCCGAGGTGGCTCGCTCGCTGGGCCGCTGGGAGCCTCGGCTAAAGCTCGAACAGGTGCAGGTCGTCGCCATTGTCGGCGGGCGCATCGACTTCAAATTAACCGGTGAATACCAGGGCGAACGCCTGCTGCTGGAGGTGTCGGCATGAGCACAGTGGATTTATCGGCACTTCCGGCGCCGCAGGTGCTGGAGGCCTTGGACTACGAAGCGCTTTACGAAGAAGGGCTTGCTGCCTTTCGCGGGCACATGGGCGACAACTGGTCGGCAGCGCTGGAGAGCGATCCGGTGGTCAAGCTGGTGGAGCTGGGGGCGTACGGCAAGATGCAGAACCGTGCACGGGTTAACGACGCGGCCAAGGCGCTGATGTTGGCGTACGCCGAGAAGGAAGATCTCGACCAGCTTGCAGCCAACGTCAAACTCCAGCGCCTAGTGATTCAACCAGCCAACCTGCAGGCTGTGCCGCCGGTAGAGGAGGTCAGGGAATCGGACGATGCCCTGCGTGAGCGTATCCAACTGGTGTATGAAGGGCTGACCACTGCCGGCCCGCGTAACAGTTACATCTTCCATGCGCGCAACGCCTCGGCGCTGGTGGCTGATGCCACGGCAGAAAGCCCATCACCGGCCGTAGTGGTGGTGACTGTGCTGAGCCTCGCCGGCAACGGCAAAGCCGACCAGGCTCTGCTTGACCAGGTACACGCCAAGCTTAGTGATGATGACATTCGTCCGGTGGGCGACCGCCTTACGGTGCAAAGCGCACAGATCCTGGAGTACCGGATTGATGCGGTGTTGCATATGACTGGTGCCGGTCCTGAAAACGATGCCTTCTTGGCTGAGGCGATCAAGCGCCTCGCGGCCTGGATCAATCCGCGTAAACGCCTGGCTCTGGAAGTCGCCCGGTCTGCTATCGACGCGCAGCTGCATGTCGGTGGCGTCGGCCGGGTCGAGCTAAAAAACTGGGTCGACCTGAAACCGACCAAGTTCCAAGCCGCCTATTGCACAGGTTTCAGCGTGGTCCTAGGGGGCTCCACATGACCAGTCTGCTCCCCTTGAACAGCATACAACTGGAGCGCGCCATTGAGGCCGCCCTGGCCGAGAAAACCGAGATCCCGCTCCGTACCCTGTACAACCCTGACACTTGTCCGGCGCATCTGCTGCCTTGGCTGGCCTGGACCTGGTCGGTCGACCGCTGGGATAACAAATGGTCGGAAGCCGTTAAGCGTTCCGCCATCCGCTCCGCGTTTTACGTGCATGCCCACAAGGGCACCATCGGCGCGTTGCGCAGGGTGGTCGAGCCGCTCGGCTATCTAATCGAAGTGCTGGAGTGGTGGCAGACCACGCCCAAGGGCATTCCCGGCACTTTCGCGTTGAAGGTCGGCGTGCTGGATACCGGCATAACCGAAGAGATGTACCTGGAGCTGGAGCGTCTGATCGACGACGCCAAACCCGTCAGTCGGCCGCTGACCGGACTCGCGATTAGCCTCGAAACCCAAGGCGCCATAAACATCGGTGTCGCCCTCTACGAAGGCGACGTAATCGACGTCTACCCACCCGTGCAACGTGACATCGAAGTCACGGGCTACATCGGCGTGGTCGGGCGCGAACACAGCATAGACACTTTGGACGTTTACCCATGATTGATCGCAACTCGCAATTTATGGCGATCCTCACCAACGTGGGGGCCGCGAAGCTGGCTAATGCCAACGCTCTGGGCATTCCCTGGAATCTCACAGAGCTGGGTGTGGGCGATGCCAATGGCACCGACCCGATGCCCAGCGCGACCCAGACCAAGCTGATCAATGAGCAGCGGCGGGCCCCCTTGAATCAACTGCGCGTCGACCCGGTTAACGCGGCGGTGATCATCGCCGAGCAGGTGATCCCGGCAGACGTCGGCGGCTGGTGGATTCGCGAAATCGGTCTGTACGATTTGGATGGCGACCTGGTCGCGGTTTCCAATTGTGCGCCGAGCTTCAAGCCGTCGCTGGACCAGGGATCAGGCCGCACACAGATTGTGCGGATGAACTTCATTGTTTCCAGCGTCAACAACATCGTGTTGAAGATCGACCCCGCAATCGTCCTGGCGACTCGCGAGTGGGTTGATTTAGCGATCACCGAGGCGATCAACAAGCAGGACTTCAAGCATTCGGTGCTTGTGGCTACTACGGCAAACATTGCCCTGACTGGTATCCAGACAATCGACGGTGTGTTGTTGCCGGCTGACGCCCGTGTTCTGGTAAAGAATCAGGCTCAGGCGAAGGACAATGGTATTTACCTTGTTCCAGCCATCGGTGTCTGGAAGCGTGCCCACGATGCTGACACCAGTGTCGAGGTGACCCCGGGGCTGTTTGTGCATGTCGAGAAGGGCACGGCCAACGCCGACAGCGTCTGGCAACTGGTGACGGATGCACCGATTAATCTCGGCACCACGCCGCTCGACTTTGAGATGGTTGCAGGGCGCACGGGCGTTGTGGCAGGCACCTATCGCAGTTTGACCGTGGACAAGCTTGGGCGTGTTATTGCCGGCACAAATCCCACGACACTTGCGGGCGCCGGCATTACTGATGCAATGCCAATCGGAGCCGGCGGGTTGATGACCAGCGCCCCGATGGTCAAAGGCGCAATTTCAAGTCTTCCTACCACTCAGTTTATTTCAGCTTCGGAAGGCAACACTACTGATATTCCGCCAGGTATGCCTTTTGCGGTCGGGCTGCATATTAAATACCCTGGGCCCGTAGGTGTATATGCATTTGATATTGTGTCGAGTGTTACTGGTGAGGACTTCAGAGTTAGATACACGGGCGCTGATGGTCCCGCGCCGTATCGCACTTTATATCACTCTGGAAACTTTAACCCGGATTCAAAGGTAAACGGGGAGAATGCTACTCGCGTAGGTTTTAAGGACTCAAACCTTGACTATCCATACATCTGGAGCAAGTCAACTGATACTGCGATTTATCTGCAAAAGCGCCTTGATTTCACTCCTGTTCAGCAGGGCGGCGGGGTTGGGCAGGCCAGCAACAAAGTTAAAATTGGGTGGTCCTCGACTGGACTTAAAGCAACAGTAGATGAAAGCGACCTTGGATTCATTTGGTGTGAAAACAACTTCAAGCCATCTGACTACATTAAAAAAGGACAATACGTCCCTTCGTTTTCAAATCCGACCTTCGGCTCTGGAAATACTGGCGCTATCGGTACAGTTCCCACGGTTAACACTGGGTCATTACAGATCAGCAATGAAGGTAATGCGGCCGCGTCAGCGTCTATATGCTTTCACCGCTCGGGCGCTTATGCAGCCTATTTTGGTCTTGATACGGACAACCAGTTCAAGGTTGGTGGCGCCTCTATGGGCCTGGTGTCCCACACGCTTTGGCATTCCGGTAACAGGCCGAAAGATACTGCGCTACTTGAGGCAAATGGCTGGAGTAGGAACGCAGATACCGGCGAAATTAACCAGTGGGTCGAGTATGCGATCGGGGATACCCCTGGAACTACATCGATAAATGTTTCGTGGAAGTTTCAATTTCCCAGCCAGTGTTTAAATGTGAGGCCAAGTCTAAAGCTAGCAGCTAACACTGCGTCAGCCCTAGGTGTGTCCGTATCTGCGATTACAGCAACCGGGTGCACCGTGAGGATTGAAGAGTGGGCTCAGCTAGTGCAAACAGGACTTGTTCTAATGGTAGAGGCACGGGGGTTTTAAAGGATGAAGATTTTTTACAGCGCAAAAGAAAACACGTTCTTCAATGAGGTATTCCACGGCACCAGGACAATTACTGTTCCCGATCCTAATTGGGTACGTCCAATCACCCGTATTCCGGATCCTGAGTGGATTCACCCAACTGTTTTTGTTCCAAACCCTGCCTGGGTCGAGGGCGACGAGTCAGGCAGCCAAACTATTTTGGTGCCTGACCCTGACGCAGTGGAGCCGCTGATTGAGGTGCCAGATTACAGCGTGACGCCGCCGATGATTGTCGTGCCCAACCCTTTGTGCTTACTCCCGCCAGAGTCTGAACTGGTGGATGTTCCCCAGGAAGAACATGACGAAATCTACCGGGTGCTTTCGCTGGGTGGGTCGATCCTTGTACCTGGGAAAAAAGGGCGCCCGAGTACCGCCCCTGCGCCTGGGCCTACAGCTCAAGAGCTGGAGAACCGCGAACGCGCCATTCGTGACAGAGCGCTTTTGCTCACAGACCCAATGATCGCCCGTCACCGCGACGAACTGGAGGCGGAACGCTCTACAACCCTCACGGTCGAGCAATACAAGCAGTTGCAGGGCTACCGGCATGACCTGCGCGACTGGCCCGAGTCGGCGCATTTTCCGGAACTTGAGTACAGGCCTGAACAGCCGGCATGGCTGGCTGAGCAACTCCAATAACGCCCCGCACTGACGGGGCGTTTTCTTTTCCCCTACGTGCAACACGACCAACCCTGGCCTCGCTTATGCGGGGCTTTCTTGTTTCTGGAGTTCAACCATGAGTAATGCAGGTGGATTTTTTCACGGCGTCACGGTGACCAACGTCGACACCGGTACGCGGCCTATCGCGGTACCGTCCTCGTCCATCATCGGCCTTTGCGACACCTTCACGCCTGGCCCCAATGCCAGCGCCTTGCCCAATCAACTGATGCTGATCACCCGCGAAAGCGAAGCCATCGCCGCCTGGGGGCCAGATGCGGCGATCACCAAGGCGGTCAAGGCCATCTATGTTCGCTCCAAGGCCGTGATCGTCGCCTGCGGCGTGGAGAAGCTGGCCGACGCCGCCGCGCAGACCTCGGCCATCATTGGCGGGGTCTTGGCGAACGGCACCCGTACCGGCATGCAGGCGCTGCTCGACGGCAAGAGCCGCTTTAACGCGCAGCCTCGTTTGCTGGCCGCACCCAAACACACCGCGACACTGGCCGTCGCCACTGAGCTTGTGGCCCTGAGCGACAAGCTGCGTGCCCTGGCGATCATCGACGGCCCCAACACCACTGACGAAGCGGCCATGGAGTACCGCGAAAACTTCGGTAGCAAGCGCGTGTTCCTGGTCGACCCTGGCGTGCAGTACTGGGACACCGCGCTTAGTGCCACCATCGACGCACCCAGTTCTGCCTGGGTCGCCGGGCTCTTCGCCTGGACCGATTCGGAATACGGCTTTTGGGCCTCCCCGTCGAACAAGGAGTTCGTCGGCATCACTGGTACGGGCCGCCCAATCGAGTTCCTGGATGGCGACGAAACCTGCCGGGCGAACCTGCTCAATAACGCGCAGATCACCACCATCATCCGTGATGACGGCTACCGCCTGTGGGGCAACCGCACCTGTTCCAGCGATCCGAAGTGGGCGTTCGTTACCCGCGTGCGAACCATGGACATCGTCATGGACGCGATCCTTTACGGCCACAAATGGGCGGTCGACCGCTCAATCACCAAGACCTACGTCAGCGACGTGACTGAAGGCCTCGCGGCGTTCATGCGTGATCTGAAAAACCAGGGAGCGGTGATTAACTTCGAGGTGTTCGCTGACCCCGTACTCAACACGGCCAGCCAGCTGGAGCAGGGCAAGGTGTACTGGAACATCCGCTTCACCGACGTGCCGCCGGCAGAAAACCCCAACTTCCGAGTCGAGGTCACCAACCAGTGGCTGACCGAAGTTCTCGATATCAAAGCATAAAGGAGAGCCGCCGATGGTTCCGCAAACGCTCTACAACATGAACGCCCATATCGATGGCGTCAGCTTTGCCGGGGATATCACCAGCGTGACCCTTCCCAAGATGACCCTGAAAACCGAAGAGCATCGCGCCGGGGGCATGGATGCCCCGGTCGAGATGGATCAGGGCATGGAGAAACTGGAGGCTAGTTTCGCCGGAAAGGGTGTACGCCCTGAGGCCATGAAGTTTTACGGCCTGGCTGACCAGACCGCCTTCAATGCGGTGTTCCGTGGCTCCTTTAAAGGTCAGAGAGGCCCGACCACTGCGGTGGTTGCCACCCTTCGCGGCATGCTCAAAGAGATCGATCCAGGCGACTGGAAAGCCGGTGAAGCCGGCGAGTTCAAGTACGCCGTGGCGGTCAGCTATTACAAGCTGGAAGTCGCCGGTCGGCTGATGTACGAGATCGATCCGGTCAACTGCGTCCGGGTCATCAACGGTGTCGATCAACTTGCCAGCGTCCGTCGCGACCTGGGTCTGTAACGGAAAGGTATCTCATGAAAAAGCTGAAACAACTTCCATCCTGGCTCACAGTCACCTCCGATAGTGCAACGGTCGTCCTCACTCGTCCAGCCGATATCAACGGCGAGAGGCTCGAGCAGTTGAGCCTACGCGCACCGACTTTGCGGGAAGTACGCGCCTCGGACGCGATAGGCGGCGATGACGCGGTGTTGCGTGAAGTGACCTTGTTCGCCTCGCTGACTAACGCGGGCACCAAGGACATTGATGGACTCACGTTGGTTGACTACGGACGGGTGCAGTCGGCCTATTCCTGCATACTTCAGGACAGTGGTTTTCCTGAGAAGAAGGACGAAACACCTGGCTGGTTGGCCGTTGATCTTGAGCGGGCACTGGTGACGTTGTCCAAACCCTGCGAGATCAAAGAGGTGAAGGTAGACCGCCTGACTTTGCGCGCACCCACGGTTCGCGACGTGCGCGCTGCAGCTTCCGCATCAAATGGCGATGATGATCAGCGCGAGACCATCCTCCTGGCCAACCTTACTGAAACCGACATCAAGGATCTGGAGGGGCTCAAGCTGACGGACTACCAGCGGCTACAGGCCGCCTACTTTCGCTTGGTGCAGGATGACGGGGTTTAACGCCTCCCTTCAGAAGCAGGTCGCGAAACGCCTGGCTGCAGAGTTCTCCTTCGCGGCCAGCGAAATCGAAACCATGCCCTTTTCCACGATGATCTGGTGGCTCACGGATTGAGCCCCGCATCCATGCCCGGAGTAATCCCATGGCAAATAACTTGGCGCTTGGCCTGGTCATTGGCGGCGTCGTCAGCTCCACCGTCGGCGCCGCATTCAAGGACGTTGAAGGCCGCATCAAGAAGCTTGGCGAAACTGGCACCAAGGCCCGCGTGCTGCAGAGCACCATCGGCGACACCATCCGTCTGCGGGACGAATGGAAAAAGGCCCACGACACCGGCGCCGCGTCAGCTGACGGCCTGCTGCGAAAGCTGGAAGGCAACCTCAAAACCCTGAAAGAGCAAGGTATTGAAGTTGGCAAACTGCGCAAGGAATACCAGGCCCTCGGCCAGGTAGCGCGTGGCGCCGAACTCAAGGCGCTGGGCCACACGCAGATCCAACAGGGCAGGGAGGGAATGAAGAACTCCCTCGGTAAAGCGGCGGCGCTGACGGCGTCGCTGGCGATTCCGACCAAGGTCTCCGGCGATTATCAGGCGCAAATGCGTCAGATGTCGCTGTGGGCTCATACCGCCGGTACGGGGGACGAGGCCGCGATGACTGAGGCAATCAGTAAGGTCGCAGCAGACAAGGGCATGAGCCAGAAACTGCTCGCAGGTGCTGTCGGCGCATTGATCGAAAAGGGCGTTGAGTGGGAGGAGTCCACTAGCTACGCCGGGGAGATCGCTGATCTCATCGACGGACAAGGCATGGAACCCGCCACCATCGCTACCCTGATCAACTCTTTCAAAGAGGCCGGTGTTAAGCAGGCAGATATGGGCGCCATGCTTGGACAGGTCGCAGCGGCCGGTGACATCGGTGCATTTGGCCCCAAGGACATGGCGCGCTATTTACCGTCCATGCTAGGCAACATCAAACGCCTGGGCATGGAAGGTCCCGAGGCAGTGCGGTTTCTCGGTGCCAGCCTGCAGTCGCAGTTCTCGCAAACCCAGGACGCGGCGGCGGCGGCCACCAATATGGACAACCTGCTCAATGCCGTGATCAGCAGTACCAGCCAGGAACGGTTTGCCAAGGAAGGTTACGACCTGGCGGGATCGATTCTCGCCGCGACCAAAAGCGGCAAGGCAGCCAACCCGGTCGACGCTTTTATCATGCTCAGCGAGCAGTTGATCAGGAAGCAGGACCCGGCCAAGGCTAAGAAAATCGAGGCGCTCAAGGCCAAGATAAAGGCGTCGGCGGACGGCAGTGCCGAAGAGGAGCAGGCCATGGTCGCCCTGACCGAAGCAGCCGGGTTGGCGAACATCGTTAGTGATCAAAGCGCCAGTGCGGGCCTGCTCGCGCAGATCAAATATGGCGACAAGATCAAAGCGGACATGTCGACTATCAAGGACACGGATGGTAAGGCCAAGATCGAGGCCGACGCGGCGAAAGCGCGAGAAACGTCCAACCGGAAGTGGGCCTCCGCGAGTGCCGGCATTGAATCATCAATGACACGGATCGGGGATGCCGTGCGGCCGCTGACCGACATTGCGGCCGATGGGCTGGCGAAAGTGGCGTATGGGCTTGGGGAGTTGGCAGGGAAGTTTCCGACCGTGATCAGCGGGGCTACGGTGCTGGCCGCTGGCGTTATCAGTCTCGGTGCTGCGATCAATGCGATCAAGATCGGTAAAGGACTCCTCAACGTTGGGCGTGGCTCGCTGATGGGCAATCCCAACGTGATCCAGCGCGTGTTCGTCACTAACCCATCCAGCGGCACGGGCGGGGTTGATGTCGGAGATGGGAAGCGTCGCCGTGGCAAGGGTAAGCGTGGTCGCGGTGGTCGAGGTCCTATCCCCGGCCCGGCACCGGCAACCCCGGTCGGAGCCGTCGCCAGTCGATTCGCGCCAAAGGCCATGATGGGCAAGGGTCTTGGGTTCGCCAAGGTCGGCGCACCTATGGCGCTGATCGAGGCTGGATTGATTGCTGCTGATACGTATCAGAATGCCGAGACACGCGACGAAAAAGCCGAGGGTTACGGCAACGCTGCCGGTACTTTGGCTGGCACGCTGGCCGGTGCTGCAGCTGGGGCCGCGATTGGCTCGGTGGTGCCGGTGATCGGCACGGTGGTTGGCGGACTGATCGGCGGATTCCTCGGGAGTTGGGGCGGCGGCGAACTAGGCAGTGCGGTGGGCAAGGCTGCGTTTGGTGGGCCTGATACGCTGATAGAACGCTTGGCTCAGCCTTCGCCTTTGGTGCTGCCGAAACCAAGCGGACCGGGTATCTCACGACTCGCGCAATTGGCCCCGACTCCTGCCTCTGGCCCATTGATGGGTGATGTCGCTCGTTCATTAGCGACGGCTCCATCAGCAGCGGCAGTCCCCGCGTTGCTCAGTACCGGCGCTGTGGCGAAACCAGAGCCTGCTCGCGTTGAGCAGGCTTGGACGTTCTCCCCAACCATGCCGGTGACTGTGCAGGGTGACGTCAAGGATCCACGGCAACTGGCTCAGGAAATGATGCCGTACATGCGTCAGCTGTTCGAGGAATTCAGCAGGGAGCAGGCGCGTCGCAATTTGTTCGATGCCCCTCACGTTTAAGGAATTGCCATGGCTTACATGGAACAACTGCAATCCGGCTTCAAATTCTTGGTTCAGGCCGGGGAGGCAGGCCGACACAGCATCGACGGCATTATGGGGCCGGTGAACGGCGCCATTGGCGAAATCACCGGGGCGGCAGAAGAAATTGCGAGCCTTCCAGGTGTGCCACCGGAGGTTGGTGCAAAGCTACAGCGCATCATGCGCGGGATAGGCACGGCTCAATCCAAAGTCGGGACCGTGCTCGCGACCTACAGCAAAGCTTCTCGAACGCTGTCAGGTATTGACGAGCGCATGGGCACCTTGAAAGAACAAGCCTACCGGGCCGGTACCGCGATCAACCAAGTCGCCGGCAAAGTCGATCCACGCTTGTCGAACATCTTGCCCACCAGCGCCCTGGCACCAAATGCCACACCGCTGGCGGAAGCGGTCAAACCGTTCCCGCACCTGTTGATCTTGCAGCCGCTGCAAACCAATGCCCAACCGTTCTACTTCAACCTGGACACGGCGGCCTTCGATGAACTGCGCCGGCAGACGGAGTTTCGTTGGGCCTCGCAAGAGCGCCTCAGCCGTCGACCTGCGCAGCAGGCCGTGGGCATGGGGGAAGAGAAACTCAGCCTTAAGGGCGCGATCTTCCCCACTTTCAAGGGCGGCCTCAAGCAACTGGACACCCTCCGCTCTATCGGTGCCCAGTTGCTGCCATTGAACCTAACCACGGGATACGGCGTAGTCCTCGGCACCTGGTGCTTGCGCAGCCTGGAGGAAGAGCAGGGCGCGTTGCTGGCTGGCGGAATCCCGCGCAAGCAAACCTTTAGTTTGGAGTTCATACGTTATGGCGATGATATGCAGAACGTCTGACGGTGACCTGCTGGATACGCTGTGCTACCAGCACTACGGACACCTTAATGGCACTGTCGAGGCGGTGCTGGCAGCCAATCGGCTGCTGGCGGATGAGTCGCAGCCCTTACGCGTGGGGCTGCTTATCACCTTCCCTGATCTCCCTGAACCTTTGGGAGAGCAGGTGCAGTTGTGGGATTGAACCTCGGAGAACATCCATGAAACCCGTTTTTCGAATTGTTGCTGATGGGGCTGACATCACTGCCCTGATCAATGACCGCCTTTTGCTGTTGCGCACGCTGGACAAGCCCGGCATGGAGTCGGACGAGTTCGAGTTGCGCATCGATGACCGTAACGGCGCTGTGTCCCTCCCCAAGAAAGGGGCAGCGATTGAGATCTATTTGGGCTATGACAGCAAAGCACTGGCCCGTTTGGGTCGCTACACGGTCGACGACATCGAGGTGTCCGGCCCGCCGGACACTCTGGTCATTCGCGGCAAAGCCAGCGACATGCGCGGGAGTGGTAAAACCACCCGCAGCGGCAGCTGGGAAAATACCCCGTTGTCGAGGATCGTCAGCGACATTGCCGCTCGCAATGGCTGGAAGCCTGAGTGCCCAGTCGCCACGGTGGTGCCTAGGGCGGACCAGTTGAACGAGTCAGACTTCAACTTCATCACCCGGCTCGCCAAGGATCACGACTGCACGGCCAAGGTCGCCGACAGCAAGCTGCTGGTGCTGCCTCGACAGAGTGGGCAGACCGCCAGTGGCAAGAACCTGCCTGCGATAACCATCCGCCGCAGTGACGTTAGCCGCTGGCAATTCCGCTTCACCGACCGCACCACGCAGAAAGCCGTCAAGGCAAGGTACCAAAACAAGAAAACCGGAGAGCTGGTCAACCTGACTCTGGACAACGACGACGCCCCTGCAGGACTGCCGCCCGTTCATACCGATCGGCATATCCATCCGAACAAATCCGCCGCTGAGCAGGCTGCCAAAGCCCGACTCGCAGCATTCAACCGCTCGACGGCCGAGGTCCGGCTGGAGATGGTTGGGCGCACTGACTTGTTTGCAGAGCGGCAGATTAATGCGCAGGGCTTCAAGGACGGTTTGGACGGCGAGTTTCTTGTCGACTCGGTGGAGCAGGTGTTCACCCAGTCTGGCTGGAGCACCACAGTGGAATGCAACGCAGGGAAGAAGGGTAAGGCCAAGGCGGCCAGTAAGAAAACGAAGAAGTCCAAGGAGGTCAAAGTCCTGGAGCTATAACTGGCAGTACCTGCTTCATCACCCGCCGCCATCGAGCGGTCTTTTTTTGCCTAGGAAAAAGCGATGTCCATTACCGAGCAACAACTCCAACGCATCATGCCCAACGCCCGCCGACAAGCGGGCGTTTTTGTATCCGCGCTTAACGCAGCCATGATCAATCGCAAGATCGATACGCCAAAGCGTCAGGCAGCATTCCTCGCCCAGATCGGCCACGAATCCGGCCAACTGCAGTACGTGCGCGAGCTGGGCGGCGATCAGTACCTCAGCAAGTACGACACCGGTCCGCTGGCTGTGAAGTTGGGGAACACCCCAGCAGCCGACGGTGACGGTCAACGCTATCGCGGCCGAGGGCTGATCCAGATCACCGGCCACGACAACTACTTGCGCTGCAGCCTAGCGCTGTTCGGCGATGAGCGACTGTTACGCACGCCGGAGCTGCTGGAACTACCGCAATGGGCGGCAGAGTCTGCAGCGTGGTTCTGGTGCGTGAACGGGTTGAACGCGCTCGCGGATCAGGAACAGTTCACCACCATCACCCGCCGAATCAACGGTGGGCTTAATGGTCTGGAAGATCGTCTGCAGCTGTGGGCCAGGGCGAGGGCGGTGTTATGCGTCTCTTCGACCTGATCCCCACCCCCTATCGTCTCGCAGCAGTTGGCGTGTTGATGGTGATGTTGGCCGCCGGATCTACTGCCTTCGCCTGGACCGCTCAAGGTTGGCGTTATGGCCAGCAGCTGGAACGTCAGGCCAGGCTACACGCCGACACCCTCAACGAGTTATCTCGGGCTGCTGCTGCCCAGCAGCGCAACGAGCAGGATAAGCGTCTCGCCCTTGAGCTGCGCCTGCAGAACAAAGATGAAACCCACTACAAGGAATTAACCGATGAGCAAACCAAGCAGGCTCGTCTGCGTGATCGCCTGGCTACTGCTGATCTGCGGCTGTCAGTCATTCTCGCCGCCACCGACGCCACCAGCAGTTGCTCAATGCCAGCCACCACCGCCACCGGCCGCGTGGTTCATGGCACCACAAGAGCCCAACTTGACCCAGCGCATGCTCAACGAATTATCGGGATCACCGGTGCCGGCGACCAAGGATTGATCGCCCTGCGGGCCTGTCAGGCCTACGCAAAAGAAGTTTCTACACCGAAGTAAAAGGAGCGGCCGGGCAGGATGCGTCAACATCTAACCCGTCCACCTTCCCCGCAGATCGTCCCTGCAAGTCCAGCCAAGGCTCCTGCTTCGTGCACAAAGCGGAGCGAGCCTAGCACTGTTTATCCATACAGCAAAGGTCTTGCTTTTATATGTCCACTCCCATCATCCCTTGGATGGGCGGCAAGCGCCGCCTAGCCGACCGCCTTATCCCGCTCTTCCCGCCCCATGAATGCTACGTCGAAGTCTTTGCCGGCGGCGCCGCGCTCTACTTCATGCGTCCCCAGGCTGCACCGGTTGAAGTCCTCAACGACATTAACGGCGACCTGGTGACGCTGTACCGCGTCGTGCAGAACCATCTAGAAGAATTTGTGCGCCAGTTCAAATGGGCGCTTAGTTCTCGCCAGGTGTTCGAGTGGCAGAAGATGACCCGCCCGGAAACTCTCACCGACATCCAGCGCGCCGCCCGATTCTTTTACCTGCAGCACCATGCCTTCGCCGGCAAAGTAACGGGGCAGACGTTTGGTACTGCAACGACCGGTCCGGCCATCAACCTGCTGCGGATCGAGGAGAACCTCTCGGCCGCCTGGCAGCGGCTCTCTGGCACCTACGTTGAAAACCTGCCCTGGTTGGACTGCGCTGAACGCTACGATCGTGCGCACACCTTCCATTACATGGATCCGCCTTACTGGCAGACGGCGGGTTATGGCGTGGATTTTCCGTTTGAGAATTACGAGCGCATGGCTGACTTCATGCGGCGCTGCAAAGGGAAGGTTATGGTGAGCATCAACGATCACCCGGACATTCGGCGTGCGTTTGATGGCTTCCACTTTGAGACGCTGGATATCCGCTACAGCACCGCCAACCAAAGGCAAGGCCGGGCTCAAGTTAGTGGAGAGCTTGTGATAATGAACTGGCAGCCAGCATACCTTGGGGGACTATTTTAAGCGTCGGCATGGTTGAGGAAGGTGCGATCTCGACCCATGGCATTTGCCTGTGCACGCAGTAGTCTCAAGCTGTAAACTATTCACTGAATTCTATAAGGGGCATGTATGTCTGTTGAAAAGGGAAGTAGTAGAAAGGGATTTCGGGCGCTTAAGATTACTGCGGTGCTTGCCTTTCTGCTGTTGCTGTCATTTGTATCTATAGCGATAGGGATGCGCTCAGTCGCGAATCAAGATGCGTTGTTCTTTGCGGTCAAAGAAATTAAAAGGCTGTTTATTCCAGCGATTAATAAAGCAGTTCCCGACCCGTTCTTGTTAAATGAATATGATCAGTTGAGCTTCTTCCATGATAAGCATGAAGTCAGCGCTCCCCAGATAACGAAAAATACAGTTGTGGCTTTTGTGTTTGGTCAGTCCAATGCAGCTAATCACGGCGGCGAACGCCATCAATCCTCTACCGGGAAGGTGTTCAACTACTTCGAAGGTAAATACTACCCGGCTGCTGATCCTCTTCTAGGTGCCACAGGTGTATCAGGCAGTGTGTGGAGCAACTTGGGAGACAAGCTTGTGAATGACCACCTTGCTGACGATGTGGTACTCATCCCGGCAGCTGTTGGCGGTTCGACGTTAAAGCAGTGGCAGTCGGGCGGTAGGCTCAATGAGATGCTGAAGGCAAGGCTCGCACAGGTGAAAGCCTCTGGCCTAACCGTAACGCATTTCTTGTGGCATCAAGGAGAGTCGGACAACACATTGTCACCGGAAGCGTATTCAGTTGGCTTGGGGCAAGTTATCACTCTCACGAAAGAGTATTTCCCTGAGTCGAGGTTCTTCGTGGCCCAGGCCAGTCGCTGCGGAACTATGGCGTCTGCACCTGGAATACTTGAGGCACAGCGCAATGCTACAAAGCAGACAGGTGTCTTCTTAGGCCCTAATACAGACGTGATCGGGCTGAATGATAGGTACGATGACTGCCACCTTTCAGGGCGTGGGATCGAGTCGCACGCTAAGGGTTGGCTGGAATCTTTGAAGCAGCCTTCAAGTATCTAATTTTGTGGGGCAAGTGGAGGGGGAGGCCCCCTCCATTGTCTTCATTTGGATTCGCTTGTCTCAGTGATCATGCGAACAAGCAGATTTTTCGCAACATAGTCTGACGCAATGGGTGTCAGGTGCGATTTGTCCCAGGACGTTAGTCCCTCTTTTTTGTCTGAGCCAATGTAGGTCAGGCATCCCTCAGCATTGCAAAGCAAATCCATGATGTCAGCATAGCTGGCACTGTTGATATTGAACGCTTTCTTCAATGCATCGTTCTTCTGAATAAACTCCTTATCGACGCCAGTGAAGGTGCGTGATGGGGTGTCTTTCCATAACGATTTAAGAATTATTTTGTGTAGGTCAGAAGTCCAATGTGGCACAGGTCCAGTGAATATGATTTTGGTAATACCTAGAGCGTTAAGCTCGTCAGTAGTTTCCCGCATCATCGAGATATCCTGGCCCCAGTCTTGGGCGACAATGACCACGTCAGGCTTCGCTTTCTTTATAGCGTCGAGGGCAAACCAGTTAGACTGGTCACAGTAGTCTGTTGCAGACGCTGCTTTCGCGTTTGGATTCGCTGCGCATGACGAACTCGCAACCTGCAGGATTTGCCAGTTGCTAGGCAGATTGTTCTTCAAGCCAAAGTACAAATGCTGAGCATGGGAGTCACCCCAGATAAACACTGACTTTGTATAGGTGTCATTTTTCTGGAAGCAGTTTTGACTAATCGATTCCACTGGTACAGTGGTTGCCTTACCTTCACGTTGCTTCTTTATGTCGAAGAAGTTGCAGCTGTCGTTGTACTTGTTCAGAAGGTCGATCCGCTCCATGTATGACCAGGTCGGAGAAACGTTTTTGAAGTATGAGGAGAACTGCGCACGATCATCCAACCTGAAGGCATAGCCTTCGTTTTTGAAGATGCTTAAGCCGCCGAAACCAATAGCAACCATCATAGTTACCATTGCGAACACGGCTCTGTTACTGCTGGTGTTCGTACGGATGGGCTTTTCGATGAGTCTATAAGTCGCATAGGCCAGTGCGATAGACGCGACAACGGCAACCACTCGGATGGCAGCAGAGGGCTGCACGCCTTCGACGATGTACGCGAAAGAGAGCAGCGGCCAGTGCCAAAGGTAGAGGGGAAAGCTAATCAAGCCGAACCATACCAAGCTTCGGTTCGATAGTACGTATCTGTTCAGCCGCGCACCGGATCCTGCTCCGATGATAAGCGCTGTGCCTAGCGTAGGAAGCAGTGCCCATGTGCCTGGGAAGGGACGACTTTCGCTAATCCTCAGGAAGCCCACAATGAGCATGATGGCGCCCAATGCAGAGAAAACCTCCGAGCATCTTGAACGCGTCAACACGGACAGTCTTAGAGGGGAGAACAGCCTCGCCATGTTGAGATTGATATATGCCAGCGCAGAACCTATCAGCAGCTCCCAAAACCGTGTTTGAGGAGAGTAAAAGGTGAAGGAGGGGTTAGTCCTCACATTGCTGATGTTAAGGCTGAACGAAATTGCCGCTGCAATAATGATGACGATGAACGGGTTAAATCTTACCCGCCAAGCAGCGTAAAGGATAAGCGGCCATACAATATAAAACTGCTCTTCAATCCCCAGTGACCACAGGTGCAAAAGTGGTTTGGTATCTGCGGAGTTATCGAAGTATCCGCTTTCCTGGCGTAATGCCAAATTCGAAATAAACACCGAACCGGCTGCAAGGTGTTTGCCGAGCTGTTGGTATTCATCGGCTAGTAACAGGAACCAACCTGCTACGCAGCAGGTTACCAAGACCAGCAACAATGCGGGGAAAATGCGCTTGATTCGTCTGACGTAAAATTCGACGAAGTTAAATGAGTTTTTTTCTAAGCTACTTAAAATGATGGTGGATATTAGAAAGCCCGATATCACAAAAAAGATATCGACACCAATAAAGCCACCCCTAAGGCTCGATGGGAATGCATGAAAAGCTACCACGGCCAGGACCGCGATGGCTCGAAGGCCATCAATGTCTGCCCTGTATTTGGGATGCGTTAGATGGTGTTCCGTTTTTGACTTGTCCATGTAAAACGTGCGTGCCCCGGAGAAAGTTGTGCTTATCGCTGCCAAAAAGCTATGTGGTGTTTCGTTCCACAACGGCAGGCCGGGATTGTATCTGAACCGGATACAGAATGAGGCCGTTTGTTGGTTGGGCTTGAGCCTGGAGAAAGGCGAGACGCGTCGTGATCGGTGGGCAACGCTCCGCCTGTCGAAATTCCCTACGGAAAAATTGACCGCAAGCGCCCTACAAAGTTAACTGTACATTCGTACAGTACGTGTAAAAGGCCCCATCATGAGCTTTACCATCCTAGGTCCCATCGCTGAGGTCGGCGCTAAGCTGCCGTTGTGCTCGTTTCAGGTCCCGGCCGGTTTTCCTTCGCCGGCAGCGGACCACATCGAGCAGCACATCTCACTGGATGAAGTCCTGAATATCCGTGCGCCCCACGTGTACCTGGTAGCAATCACCGGTGAGAGCATGCAGGGCGTCGGGATCTTCGATGGTGACCTGGCCGTGGTCGACCGTGCCATTGAGCCGATCCACGGGCATGTGGTCGTGGCGCTTCTGAACAACGAGCCTATGTGCAAACGCCTATGCAAGCGCGGCCGGGAGGTGGTCCTGCTTTCCGAAAACCCCAAGTTCCCGGCACGCTACGTTCTCGAAGGCGACGAGCTGTCGATCTGGGGCGTGATCACCAACACAGTGCGCAGCCATGTCTAAGCCACAGCCAACCTTCGCACTGATCGACTGCAACAGCTTCTATGCCAGCTGCGAGCGGGTATTCCGGCCCGACCTGGCGAAGGTGCCCATCGTGGTGCTGAGCAATAACGACGGCTGTGTCATCGCCCGGAGCTACGACGCCAAACCCTTCATCAAAATGGGCGAGCCGTATTTCCAGATCAAGCACAAGCTCAAGCAGCACGGCATCGTCCCGTTTTCCTCCAACTATGCACTGTATGGCGACATGAGTGAGCGCGTTATGAGCCTGATCGAGGCTATGGTGCCGGCGGTTGAGGTGTACAGCATCGACGAGGCGTTCGCCGACCTGACGGGTATCGATGGGCTGGATGCGTTAGGCCGGCAGATTCGCGCCCAGGTACTTCGCTGCACGGGTATTCCGGTCGGTGTTGGCATCGCTCACACAAAGACCCTGGCGAAGCTGGCAAACCACACCGCGAAGCGACTGCAGTCCCAAACCGGTGGGGTCGTCAACATCACCGATCCGGTGAAGCGTGATTGGGTGCTGCGTAATACGGATGTTGCGGAGGTATGGGGTGTTGGCCGAAAGATGAAGCTTCACCTCGGTGCGATTGGCATCAAGTCTGCAATGGATTTGGCTAAGGCAGACTCATGGACGCTCCGCAAGAAGTTCAGCGTTGTGATCGAGAAGACGGCCAGGGAGCTGGGTGGCACGCCTTGTTTGGAGCTGGATGAGCCGGATCTGCCAAAGCAAGAGATCTGCTGCAGCCGCATGTTTGGCAAGCGGTTGACGGAGTTGCCGCCCATCAAAGAGGCGGTGGCCTCCTACATGATGCGCGCCTCTGAGAAGCTGCGTGCTCAGAACTCGTTGTGCAGGAAGGTGCGAGTGTGCATCCGCACGGGCATGTTCAATCCTGAAGAGGCGAAGTACGCCAACGGAGTAGTGGTTGATATGCCGTATCCCACTGACGACGTGCGCCTTCTCACTCAGGCAGCTGTTGGCGCGCTCGAGCGCATATTTCGACCAGGCTTCAAGTACAGTAAGGCCGAAGTGATGCTGCTCAACCTGTGTCAGTCAGGTGAGTATACCGACGATCTGTTCGCGGTCTCACAGCCAGAGGAGGCCAAAAGGGTGATGGTGGTACTGGATCAGATAAATGATCGGTGGGGGAGGGGCACGTTGCGCTCGGCAAGTGTGCCGGCAAATCCTGAATGGGGAATGCGGCGCGATATGATGAGCCAAAGTTATACGACGAAGCTTGATCAGCTTTGGTCCGTAGCCTGTACGTAG